TGTTAAGAAAAAAGTCGCTAAAGCACCCAAGACTGTAAAGTCTGGAGCTAAAGTAAAGCAGAATGTAACCGACATACAGAAAAAACAAATGAAACGGCTACAGCAAACTGGTGATGCCAGAGATGCCGCAGCTATTTTTGAAAACTTTATTTAAGGAAAAACAATGGCAGAATTTAGAACTTATACAGCGATTGGTCAAAGAGAAGATTTAAGCAACACTATCTTCAACATTGCACCAACCGAAACACCAGTAGTTTCATCTATTGGTAAAACAAAGGCAACAGCAACATATCATGAATGGCAAACTGATGACCTAGCAGCAGCTAGTGCAGCAGGCTTAATTGAAGGTGCTGATGCTTCAGGTGCTTCTGATACTCCTACAACTCGTGTAGGTAACAGAACACAAATTCAAGGTAAAACAGTACATATCTCTGGAACTCTTGATGCAGTTGATAAAGCTGGTCGTAAAACAGAAACAGCTTACCAACTAGCTAAAGCAGGACAAGAACTAAAACGAGACATGGAAAAAACTATTCTTGGTAATGTAGCTGCAAGTAATGGTACTGCTGGTTCAGCAGCTAGACTACTTGGCTCTATTCAATCATGGCTTGGTACTAACTTTGTAACAATGACAGATGGTGTTGCTCCTGTTAATGCTAACGGCACAGCCGCTAGAACAGAAGGTGCTACTGCTTCTGCATTTACAGAAGATAAACTAAAAGATGTTGTTAAATCATGTTTTGAAAATGGTGGTAACCCAACTCTATTAGTTGTACCGCCAACACAAAAGCAAGTAGTATCTACTTTTGCAGGTATTGCAGCACAGCGTTATGAAGCTCCTGCTGCTAAAGCAACTACTATTATTGGTGCTGCTGATGTTTACTTATCAGACTTCGGTACTTTATCTGTTGTACCTGACAGATTTATGACTGCTGATACAACTCCAGATGCAGAGCAAGCATTAGTGCTTGACCCAACAATGGCATCTGTTGCTACACTACGACCATTTGAGTCAAATCTATTGGCTAAAACTGGTGACAGTGAGAAGCATCAAATGCTTGTTGAGTACACTCTACAAGTATCTAACGAGAAAGCACATGGTATCGTTGCTGACTTGGCAGTTTAATTTAGGTTAAACATTATATTGCCCCTTCGGGGGCAGTATTATTATTGAGAATAAAATGAGAAAATTCAAAGAACATAATACAGATGATGGCAAGATTGTAGAGACCAATCAAGATGTAACTGACATCATTGAAAAGAATAAACAAGAATACAATAACAGCTCAACAAAATGGGGTGAGGATGTCTTTGATAACAAGATAGCTTCTATACCTTTAACTGTTATTGATAAGTTAAACCAACAAGGAATAATGAGAGGGTTTCATGTATTAGACCAAAAGAAATTCTTTGCATGGTTAAACGACCCAGACAATAGATTTTTTAGAACAAAACAGGGCAGAATCTAAATGGCATTTTTTACAGATTACACAACGCTACAAGCGACTATAGCTGATTATTTAGCTCGTTCTGATTTAACAACCCAGATACCAGAGTTCATAAGATTAGCAGAAGATAGACTTGTCAGAGACTTACGCATTAGACAAATGCTTAAAGTTGCTACGGCAAATACAACAGCAGGTGATGCAACAGTATCTTTACCTTCTGATTTTATTGCTATGAAAGATTTGCATTTACAAGGCAACCCACCACAAACAATTAAATTTTTATCTACAAGTAATTTCTTTAGAAATGCACATACCGCAGAATCTGGATTACCTAGTAGATATACACTGCTCGGTGCAGAGTTTCAATTTGCTCCTATCCCTGATAGTGTTTACACGCTACAAATGGTTTACTTTTATAAACCAGAATATTTAAGCGGCACTAATTCATCTAACCTTTGGTTGGCAGATACACCTGATTTATTACTTTACGCTGCATTAGGTGAAGCAGAACCCTATTTGATGAATGACGAAAGACTTAACACATGGGCAAGTATGTATGATAGAGGAATAATGGCTCTACGCAAAAGTGATGACGAATCTGAATACCCTGCTCAACCACTTACTATTACTAACTCAACGAGGTAAATTATTATGGCTGAAATGTCGGATTATTTAGAAGTAGCACTTCTAAACGCAACACTTAACGGAACTGCATTTACAGCAGTAAACAACCCTTATGTATCATTACACACAGCAGACCCAACAGATGCAGGAACTGGTACAGAAGTTTCTGGCGGTGCTTATGCTAGAACTACTGCTTCTTTTGCTACAGCTTCAGGAACATCAGGTTTAGTTGCTACAGATTCAGATGTTACTTTTCCAACTTGCACAGCATCATGGGGAACTGTAGGATGGATTGGTTTATGGGATTCTGCTAGTGGTGGTAATATGTTATATCACACAGCATTAGATACTTCTAAAACTATTGATACAGGTGATATATTTAAAATCACTACTGGTAACCTAACTGTAGAATTAGCGTAAGGATAAAATATGGCTCTTATCGTAAAAGATAGAGTAAAAGAAACCACAACGACAACAGGTACAGGCACAGTCACATTAGCTGGAGCAAGTGCAGGTTTTCAATCTTTTGCTGCTATAGGTGATTACAATACAACTTACTATGCTATTACAAGTGATGGTAACAGCTACGAAGTAGGTTTAGGTACTTATACAGCTTCAGGTACAACTTTGTCTAGGGACACTGTATTAGAATCTAGCAATAGTGGTAGCAAAATTACTTTAGCTGGTACAAGTGAAGTATTCTGTACTTACCCTGCTGAAAAGGCTGTAGTTCAAGATAGCAATAACACAGGTATAGCACCACAGCTAGGTGCAACTAATGGTGTGTTTATAAATAATTCAATTATAGGAACTAACTACACAGTCCCTACAGGTTACAATGCAATGTCAGTATCTCCTGTAACTTTATCTAGTGGAGTATCAGTCACAGTTCCTGCTTCTAGCAGATGGGTGGTTATATAATGTCAAGTACAATAAATGCAGATACAACTAATGGTGTTGTAGTTACATCAGATACAAGTGGTGAGATAAAGCTACAATCAGCAGGGGCAGATATTGCTACAGTTAATTCTACTGGTTTAGCAATGGCTAGTGGTAAGACTTTAACAGGTGATGCCATTTTTAAAGGTAAAATACTGCAAGTTATTTCTGGAGAAAAAGGTTCATCTTTTACTGGTACTTCTGTAGTTGACAATGGTGGCTACTTTTTAGATGTAACTGGTTATTCTGCTACGATTACACCTTCGTCAACTAGTAGTAGAATATTGGTTATGGTACACGCTTATATCGGTCAAACTATGGTGGCAAGTGGGTATCAATCAAGTTTAAGAATAAAACAAGGGACTCGTTATCCATTTTTAGGAACTTCTGAAGGAAGTAGACCTGTAACTTCAGCAAGAGTAAATAATTATGTTGGTAATACACACGCAATGATGAATATTTCAGGGTCATGGATAGACAGTCCTTCCTCAACATCAGCACTAACTTACCAAGTACAATTAGGTGGTTATAGTGGTGCTCCTATAGTTTATCTAAATAGGTCAGAAGCCTTTCAAGCGGCTGCTAATAATTACGATACGATACCACTTTCTACTATTACTTTAATGGAGATAGCAGGATGATTGATTTAACAAAAGCTATTATTTCGTTATATCCAGAAGCTAAATGGAGTTTAGATGGAAATGATTATGCTGGATTACAGTGGTTATCTGAAAATATAACAAAACCAACAGAAGAAGAACTTACTCAAGAGCATGAAAGATTAGAAACAGAAGTAACGGCTAACGCTTACAAACAACAAAGAGCTGAAGAATATCCGCCTTATGCAGATTACCTAGATGGTATTGTAAAAGGCGATAATGTACAAGTACAAAAATATATAGATGATTGTTTAGCAGTTAAAGTTAAATATCCAAAAACATTAGAGGAAACAGAATGAGCATAACTCTTAACGGCATAGGTTTTGTAGAAAACAGCACAACGCTAGATACAAACTACACACTAGCAGATAATCGTAATGCTATGACAGCAGGTGCTATTACTGTAGCTGATGGTGTTACAATAACAGTAGGTGATGGTTCTACATGGACAGTAGTGTAATATGAGTACAGTAAAAAGCAAAAAACTACAGCTAGGCACAGATGCTAGAGCAACTAATAACTTTACTATCTATCAACCAGCAACACCAGATGGCACATTAAGAGTTGGTCAAGGTAATGCAGATAATCCTACAGAAGTAGCAAAAATTACATCAGCAGGAATTTTTAGTTCTGGACATATTTTGCAAGTAGTGAATAAAGTAATATCAACACAAGGTTCACAAACAATAGGGACAACAGATACACAAATTGGTACTGGTACAGACTTTGACATATCTATTACTCCTAAAGGTAATGGAAGTAAATTTATTGTTACTGCTAGATGGTTTGGAGAGACGGAAGTTGCTTGGGATGTAGTTTTTAATATACACAAAGATGGGGTTAGAATAAATACTGGTGGGTCAACTAGTAATAGACTTGGATTATCAATGGCAACACAGACATATGTGGTGGATAATAATTCTACAACACCTGAAATTATGCACATACAAACTGTAGACAGTACAGCAAGTACAGTTGATACACCTATCACTTATACTCTAGTTGCTGCTGCTAGTGGCAGTAGAACCATGTGGACTAATAGAACTTTTGTTGGTGTAGAATACGGAATATCAGAGCTCATAGTTATGGAGATAGCAGCATAATGTATAAAAAAATAATGGATATGAATGGCAATGATTATGCGTATGGTGTTGTTAGAACATCTGATAATGAGTTTGTACCATTTGACCCTTCCCTTCCTGATTATCAAGTATATTTACAATGGGTAGCTGAAGGCAATACAACTGGTGAAGCAGACTTGCCACCAATATATGTGGAGACTGACTAATGACTATTAGTATAAAGCCTACCTCAACAGAAACAATTATCCAACAAAATGGCACTGATTCTTTAGTATTTGATAATAATGGAAATGTTGAAGGCAGACAAAATTTATACCCTACTGTTCCAGCGTTTTCTGCAACATTAGCAACAACTCAAACAATATCAAATGCAACATGGACTAAAGTTCAGTTAGATACAGAAGAATTTGATACAACATCTGCTTTTGATTTGAGCAATGCTCGCTTTACCCCTCAAGTAGCAGGGTATTATGATGTACAAACTCATATTAGATTTGCATATAGCACAATGACACAACATAATGTTTCTGTGTATAAAAATGGTGTTGCCAGTAAACAAACTGCGTTAGTTAGAGGGCAGACATCTCCATCTGAAGCTGGAGGTTCATCTTTAATATATATGAATGGCACAACAGATTACATAGAACTATATGGATATGTTAGTGGAACTGGAACTGTTCAATTTCAAGCAGCATCAACAGATGCAAGACCATACTTTTCAGCAAATTTAGTAAGTTACAAATATATAGCTCCTCCATCAACACAGACACCTAATGAAAGTGATAATCTACAAGCATTTACTGGTACTGGTTCAGATGCTACATGGACTGTTCCTAATGGAGTTACTAGGGTACTTGTTAAAATATGGGGAGCTGGTGGTGGACATCCAACTTTTGGTGGTGCAGGTGGATTTACAAAAGGTTTATTGTCAGTTACAGCAGGTGAAACATTAACATTCCGAGTAGGTAAAACCCATACGGCAGAAGATAGTGGCACAGACTGTTCAGGTCAATGTTCAGGAAAAGACTTTATTGGTGGCTTTGGCGGTGGTGGTCGTGGTAGAGAAGGTAATGGTGGGGGCGGTGGTTCTTACATATTTAGAGGTGGCACTAATTTTGGTGATGTTTTAGCTGCCGCAGGTGGTGGCGGTGGAGCAGGTGCTCAAGGTAGTATGGTTGGTGCTCCATATTATGGTGGTGCAGGTGGTGGAGATTCTGGTTTAGCAGGTAAAGGTTATGGTACATACCCTACTGGCGGTGGCGGAGGAGGTACTCAATCATCTGGTGGTTTAGGTTCTCCTGCTGGTGCTAGTGGATATTCAACAACAGGCTCAACTTATAATGGTGGTACATTACAAGGCGGTAGTATTGCAGGAGGTGGCGGCTATGGTGGTGGTGGTGGTGGCGGTTACTATGGTGGCGGCTCTGGTGCTAAATCATATCCTACAGGGGTAAGTAATGGTTGGGTTCATGTAGGTGCAGGTGGTGGTTCTGGATATTCAGGTGGATTAACAGATGTAACTACCGAAGCAGGTTCTAACTACAATGGTTCAGCAGGTTACGCAGGTGGAGATAATGAAGTTGATTGGGTAAATTATGGCATACCACAGTCTGATGGCAGAATTAATGTTTACTACATATAAAGATAAGGAAATAAAATAATGCCAACAAATATTAACGGCAATTCAGGAATAGACAGAATACAGGATGGCAGTGTCCATGATGTAGATATTGCTCCAGATTCATCAATAGGATTTATTAAGCAGTGGAAAATGACTTCTTCACCCACTCAAAATATAGTCATTACAGCAGCAGCTGGAACAACAGGAGCTACATCTGGAACATATACTGGTGTAGAAATTGCTATGACTCCAAAAGACATTAACAGTTGGTTTAGAGTACATTGGGACACTTGTTGTGATGACACTGGTGGTGGAGGTGCAGCTACTGGAGCTGGTGGTGTAGGTATTATTCTATCAATGCACACACCAACCACAGGTTGGGTAAGGGTGCGAGATACAGGCTCTCATGCTTTTTATTATAATACAATGTCGGATGAGTATTTTCGCCCTGCTCTAGATACTGTAGTAAAGGCAGTTAATACTGAAGAACATACATTTAGAATATATATGAAAATACACACTACTGTAAGGTATAGAATAAATATCATTATTGCTAATTCACTTTATTCCAACGGCTGGAAAAATAACCATTTTGAAGTTCAAGAATTAAATGGAGCTACATTCAATAACGGAAACTACACTTGATGATTATAAGAACTATAACTAGACAAGATGCTTTAGAAAGTTTATCTAAAGAATCATTCCCTTCATATAAATTTATGGGGACTGATGATGATATGATAATAATTGACACATCTATTGATGATGGTATTGTTGATGGAAAATATAAATCAAATACCACTTGCCCTTTTACAGAAGAAGAAATTGAAGCAGAATTAAATAGACTTCAAACAGAATATGATAACAAAGAATATCAAAGAAAAAGAGCATCTGAATATGCACCACTAGCTGAACAACTAGATATGCAATACCATGATGTACAAGATGGTACTGAAACATGGCTTAACCATATAAGAGAAGTAAAAGCTAAATACCCAAAGGATTCTGAATAATGGCTAGTATAAAATTAAAGGGAGACACATCTGGTGAAGTTATCATATCAGCTCCTTCAGTTGCAGGAGCAAGTACATTAGAACTACAAGCTACTAACGGCACTATAGCTACCACAGCAGATATAAACACTTTTTATAATTCTCTTGGTAATCGTAACCTTATCATTAATGGTAAGATGCAAGTTGCACAGAGGGGGACGAGTGTTAGTGGGATTACTTCTGAAAATTTTTATACTGTTGATAGATGGAGAGCTCTTGTAAGTGGCGGAACATGGACACAAAGTCAAGACACAGATGTACCACCAGCACAAGGATTTGGCAACAGTGTAAAAATGCTATGCACTACTGCTAACCCATCTCTAGCGGCTGGTAATGTATTACAAATTAGAACAAGACTTGAAGGTCAAAATGTACAACAACTTAAATATGGCACTACATTTGCTGAAAGTTTAACATATTGTTTTTGGATAAAATCTAACAAAACTGGAACTTATATATCTGAATTATACAATATTGATGCAACAAAACAGGTATCTAAAACTTTTACAATAAATGATGCTGACACTTGGGAAAAGAAAACTATCACTTTTGATGGAGATACTCTTTCTGGTTTTGACAATGATAACGATAATTCATTTCAAATAGGCATTTTTCTTTCTGCTGGAACTAACTATACTTCTGGAACACTACAAACAACATGGACAGCGGCTAATAATACAAACAGAGCAGTAGGTCAGGTCAACCTAGCAGATGCAGTAAATAACTATGTTAATATTACAGGTGTACAACTAGAAGCTGGTACAACTGCAACCCCATTTGAACACATACCATATGGTAGAGAGTTAGAAAGATGCAATAGGTATTTTTTTAATTTTTCAGGGACTTTACATGGTGGCAATTATAGTACCAGTGGATTTGTAACTGGAATATTTCCTACAGAAATGAGAATAGCACCTACCATAACTTATAGTGCTGCTAGGACTCCATTAGTAGGTATAGGTTTTGGCTATACTAAACCTGAATTTTTTAGTGGTTATATGGGAGCTAATCCTTATGTAGCAAATTTAGCAGCAGATGCGGAGCTATAATTATGTATAGAATACTAACAGACAGCACTAGAGAAATTATACCAGACGAAGATGTGCAATGTATTTTGCGAATAGAGGACAATGCTTTTATTCCAATGGACGAAAAAAACAGAGACTACCAAGAATACCTAGCTTGGTTAGCAGAAGGTAACACACCAGAAGAAGTAGAGTAAATGTACGGCATTACTGCATTTTCACAGAGTCCATACTCTACATTAGGAGGTAAGTCAGCAATATTTGGTTCTGCACAGATACAAGGTGCAAGTACCCTTACAGCTAATGCGTTAAGAGAAAGAACTGCGGCTGCATCTATCAGTGCAACTGCAACACTAACATCAAATGGAATATTAGTTAGACTTGCTAATGCAAGTATTAATGGTCAAGCGACTGTTACTGCATTAGGTGGTCTGATTAATAATGCAACAGGTTCTATTACTGGCACTGCAACTGTTACTTCTAATGCTGTTTATGTGGCATTTGGTGAAGGTGATATAAGTGGTCGTGCAACACTGACTGTTGCTTTATCTGGTTCTATTATCTATGCTGATGCAAGCATTAGTGGTACAGCTACACTAACTGCTGATGGGTTAAGAATACAATTTGGTGATGCAAGTATTACAGGTACATCTACGCTTACAGCATTAGGTGGACTAGTAATAGATGGTCATGCAGGTGTAGAAGGATTAGCAACATTAGAATTACCATCAACCACTGTAATAAGACAAGCAGATGCTTCTGTAAATGGTGTAAGTACAGTAGTATCATTAGGAACTTTACTTGGTGAAGAATGGAGTGATGTCCCAGTAGAAGGAAACACATGGTTAGAAGTATCAGCAAGTAGTGATTTATGGACTGATGTTCCTGTAGAAAATAATACATGGGATGAAGTATCAGTAGGTAGTAATGTATGGACAGATTCAACAACAGGAACTAATAAATGGAAACGACAAGGATAAAACATGGCAAAAACTAAAATATCAGAATGGGACAGTGTTGCAGCTAACAATACTGACATAAACAATATTAACATAAATGAAGGATGTCCTCCCAGTACCATTAACAATGCTATTCGTGAAACAATGGCACAAGTTAAAGATTACATAGATGGCTCTAGTGGTGATTATCTTATTAATAGTGGTGGAATTACATCTAATGGGCAGGCTAGTTTTAATGGAGACACGCGTATTAATGGGCAGTTTCGTTTAAACGGAAGCTCTGGAGTTTCTGGACAGGTATTTACATCTAGTGGGGGTACAAATGTTCCTAGTTGGACAACTTTAGGCACTATTTCTACACAAAACGCTAATAGTGTAAATATTTCAGGGACAGTGCAAACTAATAATTTTAATTCAACTGGTGCATTTAAAATAGACGGCTCAACAGGAGCGGCTGGTCAAGTATTAGTTTCTACTGGTTCAAATGCACATCCTAATTGGACAACATTACAAATTTTTGTTTCAGGTATGATAATGCTATGGTCAGGTTCTACAAGCTCTATTCCTAGTGGTTGGGTATTATGTAATGGCTCTAATGGCACTCCTAATTTAAGAGATAAGTTTGTGGTAGGTGCAGGTTCTAGTTATGCAGTAAATGCTCAAGGTGGTTCAAATACAATAGCAACTAGTGATACTGCGGTTGGAATAACAAACGCAACTCTTTCTGTTCCAAGAGATGGATGGGGAACTACAGGCGGACCTTTGGGAACAGCAACAGCTGGAAGATTACTTGTTGGCTCTGGGCAAGCCGAATATTCTGAAGGGTTAGAGTCTATTCGTGCCGCAGGTAGTAATAGGTCACTTGGTGCTCATAGCCACACATCTGGTAATCACGGACATATTGTAGACACAAGAAGCCCATACTACGCATTAGCGTACATAATGAAAGTATAATATGACAACAAAAAGATTACAATTTACAGATTGGCTACCAGACCAACCAGCAAACGCAGGTAGTTTAAATGATGCTAAAAATGTATTTCCTGTTGGTATTGGTTATGGTGCTTTCCCTAGCTCGGTAGATTTTTCTAATTCTGCTAGTGAAAATATTAACAATATATTTGTAGCCAAGTTTGGTGCTAATGTAGAAGTATTTGCAGGTGGTGCTACAAAGCTGTTTAAACTAGATATTGCAACACAAAACTTAAATGATGTGTCTAAAGCAGGTGGTTATGGTGGTAATGGCACATGGAAGTTTGAACAATTTGGTCAGGTAGTATTAGCTTGTAACGACAACAATAAAATTCAAGCATGGACTATTGGTGTATCTACTGCATTTGCAGATGTAGCAGCATCAGCTCCTATAGCTAAAGATATTGCTGTAGTTCGTGACTTTGTTTTTGCAGGAAATATTAGTATAGGCTCACAGCCAGACAAAGTTCAATGGTCAGATATTAATGATGAAACTGACTGGGTATCTGGTGCTACAAGTCAAAGTGATTTTCAAATAATTGCTGATGGCGGTAATGTTCAAGCAATAACAGGTGGTGAGTTTGGTGTTGTGTTGTTAGAAAAATCTATAGTTAGATGTTCATATGTAGGTAGTCCTCTCTTTTGGCAATTTGATGCTATTTCTAATGGACTAGGTTGTTTGGAAGGTAATTCTGTTGCTAGGTATGGAAACATTACTTTCTTTTTAGCAGATGATGGATTTTACTCTACAGATGGACAAACAGTAACAAATATAGGATTAGAAAAATTAGATAGATGGTTTTTTGGTAGGGCTGATTTAACAAAACTTAATACTATGAGTGTTGCTATAGACCCTGTTAAAAATCTTGTCGTATGGAACTATGCTGATGTAGATGGTAACAGAAGAATACTTATTTATAATTGGCAGCTACAAAAATGGTCAAGAGCTGAAACAACATCAAATATTGTAGGTACTATTGCTACATTGGGAGAAACATTAGAAACTTTAGAATCTATTTTAGGTTATACAGACATAGATACTATGCCAGTAATATCACTAGATTCCAGATTGTTTATTGGAGGTAAGTTTCTATTTGCAGGTGCAAGGGAAGATAAAATTGTAGTATTTACAGGTCAGTCTATAACACC